TCAAGAAGTCCTGCCTCGATGGGTCTTTGCTGATGAATTCAACATGGGCCATGATGTGACCACCCTTAAATTTGACTGAGCGCACTGCTTTTGAAATCTCTGAAAACTCTTGTTGTCCTTGTTGAACAGATTGCATATTCATCTGCAACTGCATCATCATATCTTGGAAGTGACCAACTGCGTGTTCAATATGCGGATCAGTTGGCAGCACTGGGAAGTTTGCGGGGTTAACGAACGCATCTGTCATACCAGCGTTTTCAAAGCCAATGATACGAGTTGTATCATCAATCTTGCTTACTTTAGTATTCCGGTAGCGAGCAACATTGTCTCGTCCAGAAAGTGCGGCGATTGCATCCTTAACTGCATTCTCTTGCCCTTCGTTTGCTGGAGTAATAGCAGTGATCTGCAATAGCTTCTCTGCTGTAATTAACTTGAATGATGGACTACCTGCTCCACTGATCAGATTGGAACGGATGCTGGTGATGTTCTTATATGCCGCAGCTTCTTTAGGAGTTCCAAGTTCTTCAAGAATCTCGTAGAACTTCTTGACATACTCATACCCATCATCGCTGGATTTTGCGCTTACAAAGCGTTTGTAGAGTTGTTTAAAGTAAAGAGTTTGGCACTCGTTGAATCGACGGATTTGAGTTCCCGATAGTTTAGCTGACTCGGCAGCATCAAGTTCTGCTTCACCTTTTGTTCTTTGCTTTCCACCAGCGGTAGGTGCGTTGATGCGATACTGGCCCATACCCCTATACATATCTCCCATGAAGAACTGCATGAAGCTCATGCTCTCTGCTACTGGAAGTTGGAAGCGGTTCTGGATAAACTTTGCCCCATCTGGCATTACGCTAATTGGCAACCACTCCATCTGTTTTAACATCTTGGTTGAATCTGGCCCTTGCCCCTCGATCATCAGCATGGAGTTGAGTCGGACAGCATCAACCAATGAGTTCATCGTGAAGTCATACTGGCGGCAAGCGACAAACGCCGATTCCGCTTGGCTCTTAATGTCTTGGAAAAGTCCACTACCCACAGAGTCTGTGAGCATATACATGATCTCATCCCATGAGTTGAAAAGTCCAACCTTGAGCATCATAAAACCATGCTGAGTTCTGACATCATCCTCGCTGATTTTTCCAGCACCTTTTACATTGGAGTTAATGTAGTCAGCGATTGGTTGGTAGTCTTGTAAGATAATTGCTTTACTAATCTTACCATTAAACTCCCTCCAGTATACTTCAAACAAATCAATCTTTTGGTTAACAGAAAGTGACCAGTTAAATCCTGACTCGCTGATTGTGCGGAAGAAGTCTTCGCGAGTCTTTCGGTTGTTTGTAAATGCACGATGAAATCGGATAGCATCAATAGCCGCGTCCACATTCCATCCCATCGCTTCTGCCGCTTCCCTATTCTCAATCTTTTTGTAGAGTTCGTAGGGAGTCAAACGGACACGCCTAACAAACTCCTCAAGGTTGCAAAAGTCGATCCTAATGTCGTCTGGAAAGAGAAGGTCTGAGAGGAAAATGTGTTCTGGCATCCATCCAAGTGGACTATCCCACATTCCAATACCCTTTCCATACAATAGCATTTCCTCAAGGTCTTGCTCTGTGTTGTAGAGGTATCCGGGCCATTCACGCAATGCTTGGTCAAAAGCAATGGAGATGTTTTCGGAATTAACCAGTCGTTCTTTTTCATTTCCAAATTTACTTTTGATTGTGCAGCAAGCCTGACGCTCAGTAATTACATCGTAGTAACTGGACTTTTGGTTATCAACGATAAATCCAAGTTGACCATAGTTAACATCCGATTGCCAAGGTAAACGCTTCTCGGCAAGTTTACTATATCCCGTAGGTGGGAACATCTTATAAGCCTTGTAGATACGGATTCGTTTATTCTCGCGCCCGATATTAGCAAGCCTTAAATTATTTGCTATGTTCCAAGCATGACTGGCGTTGGAGATTCGCGTTTCTGGTGGTTTGCCATCTTGATCTAAAGTGGCAAGTGAAAAATTGTCATTACCTATTGAGAGCATATATTTTTATCGTTTACGATAATGAGTTAAGCGCAGTTCTTCGCTTATTGCAAGAACTACATCCGCGAGCTTTATGCTCAAGTTGAGTTCCTAAAACTTTATCAGTAACCGCAGCTACTGTATGAATGGCTTGAGCGATCCGATCACCAAGCCCATCACTATACCAGCAACGATCACTTGGTTGCCTTTGGCAGATTTGATCTTCTATCATTTGCTCGATGTTATCTGGAAGCTCGACTCCGTTTGAGCGGTAATCTTTTTTAACTCCAGCAATCAAACTTGACCATGAGTTCCCATAAACAATCGCTGGAAATGTTAGTTTGCCCCTCTTAATTTCATATTTCCAGTAGTAGCCGCCGACAGGAGCGAGGTTCTTGTTTTTCAGTTTCATCTTGCTTTCTGACTGAAAATATATTTTCTTATTGATATGTCAAGAGTTTTTTCTACAAGCAAGGGAGTTCAAAAGTATGGGATGAAGTTTTCCGAAAACATGGATGACTTGGGCATTGAACTTTACTGTTATGCAATATCCCGTGGTGACTATGGAAAAGATTACTGCGTTAAACATAATATTAACCTAAAAGATTTTAAGTTACTAACGCCAGCGGAACATTTCCTTAACGCTGTGAAACTTCAATGGCCGAATGATGTTGCTATCTACAACCGAGGATATACCAATACTCAACTTCTAAGAACACTTGAAGAACTCTGTAACAATACAGATATTTGTTTAGCTGGCGCAGCTTCAATGGGGAAATGTCTGGGAAAAGGAACACCAATCAGAATGTTTTCTGGCGAGATCAAGACCGTTGAAAATGTAAAGGCTGGAGATATTATTTGTGGTGATGATTTGACTCCAAGAAAAGTTCTTTCCACTACTTCAGGGAAATCAAAACTGTATCGCATAAACCCAATGCGTGGAGAATCGTGGGTTTGCAATGATTCTCATATTTTATCTTTAAAGGTTGGATACAATAAAAAATGCGGTTCTGGAAAATTGAGTCAAAAATGGAAGAAGGGCGAAATTGTTGATATTCCAATTCAAGATTATTTGAAACTCTCCGCCGACAAAAAAAGAAGACTATTGCAGTTTTCTGCTCCTGCTGAATTTGAAGTGCAAGATATTCCATATGATCCATATTGTTATGGAGCATGGCTTGGTGATGGAGGAACTGATAAACCGATATTACATACTCCACATGGTGCAATGTCAAATTATTGGACTCAATATTTTACATCTATTGGATTTCGAGTTCATGTTGGTTATCAAGAAAAATCTTGCCAAACATTCTGCGTTAGATCGGATTCTTTTAAAAATCAACTTACGGAGTTCTTAAAAACATCTTCTTTTGATTCAGAAAATGGACGCGAAAAATTTATCAGACCAGAATATTTAATGAACTCACTAAAGGTAAGGCGTGGAGTTCTGGCCGGGTTATTAGACAGTGACGGACATATTCATCAAGATTCTGGATTTGAGTATATTTCAAAATTTCGTGGATTAGCAATGCAGGTAAAAAATTTGGCAGAGTCCTTGGGAATCAAAGTAAAATTAAGCGAAAAAAAATGTTCTATTAAAAGCATTGGATTTTCTGAAATATATTATCGCGTTAGACTTTCTGGATCAGAGTTGGCAAAACTTCCATTAAAGGAAAAGCCGTTAAAAAAAGTTGCAACTCTCCGTGATTGCACCGCTACATCATTTGAAATTGAGGATATTGGAGAAGGTGAATACTTTGGATTTTCAGTTGATGGAAATCACAGATTTTTACTTGGAGATGGGGTTGTAACACATAACTCGTTCCCAGTTGCACTTTGGATTTATTTGGATTGGTGTTCTGCCCCTCACTGCACATCATCTTGGGTTGCTACCACTACTCTCGGTGCGTCCGAAGATCGTATTTGGGGTATCATCTCTAAACTTTGGAAGTGTGCAAATATTCAGATTGGTAAGTTAATTGACTATCGCCACATGATTGTTTGGGGTGGAGCATCTAATGATGAAGATAAAGATTATCGTAATGCGATAAAAGCTTTGGCCTTTCAATCAGGTAACGAGGGTCAAAAGGCTATTGATACTACCCGTGGTCGTAAGAATGATCGGGTTAGATTGGCACTTGATGAGTTGCCTGAAATGGAATTAGGAGCAATTACCGCTCGCGTTAACCTTTCAGCAAACGACGATGTTACATTTATTGGTATTGGGAACCCATCAGAAGGAGATAATCCCCACACTCGATGGGCAATGCCAAAAGGTAAATCTAACTTCGATTCTGTAAACCAAGATATGATGGATTGGGAAACAGAAACTGGAATCTGTTTATTCTACAACGGCATGAAGTCTCCTAACTTTGATGCTCGCCCGGATGAACCATCACCCTTTCCATTTTTGATGGATCGGAAAAAACAGGAAATGATGCTTAAACAGTGTTATGGCGACGAAAACGCTATTGACTATGTTCGTAACGCTATCGGATGGTGGCCGAAGTCTGGGTTTATTCAAACTGTAATTACTTCTGATCTTATTCGTAACGCCGATACCAACGAGGAACCGCTTTGGGATTCTGAAGGATTTACTAAAGTAGCTGGCTTCGATACTTCATTTACAATTGGTGGTGACCGATGCGTTCTTACCATTGCTAAACTTGGATTCGTTCGCGGAACTCGTAATCGTGTTATGTGGCTTGAAAGTCAGAAAGTAATCCAACTATCTGCTAATGCCTCCGTTGAGTTTGAAATCCAATTGGCTACTGAAGTTGTTACTTTGTGTAAGTCGGCTGGAGTTCAGCCTACTAAATTTGGTATGGATGTTTCTGGTGATGGTGGGCGGGTTGGCCAGGCTATCATTCGTGAGTGGCTCAGAACTGACTCTACAGGCGCGGCCATTGCTCTTATCTCATCTATGGGTAAACCTACCGACAGAATGGCAGCAGAGGTTGACAAAAGACCATGCAGTGATGTTTATGATCGTCTTGTCAGTGAATACTACTATTCAGCTTATCACGCTTTTAAAAGTAGGGTAATATTTGGAATTAGTGCAAACTCTGATTTAGCGCGGGAACTTTGCCTTCGTCGCTATACTATAAAAAATAAGAAGATTGCCATCGAAACCAAAGATGATCTTAAAAGACGAACAGGATACTCGCCAGATTTAAGTGATAGCTTAATTTACGCACTCGAAATGGCGCGGAGGAATGGACTTGTTTTTATCGGAAACGATAAACCAGTTCCAACTAATCGATTCTGGTCGCGGGAAGAAAAAAGAGTCGAATACTCTCAAGATGATGAGTATTCCGTAGATGATTGGGGCGAAGATTAGTTCTCGAAAGTTGCAATAATTGATCCGGCAGTAAATGTTTTTTGTGAGCTTTGTGGGAATATTTTTATTGCTGAAATATTATTTCCCGCGCCAAGATCAACCCTTCCATAGCTTAAATATGACTGTTGTGGAACAAAACTTGAATTGTATACGGCATAAATTCCAGAGGCACTCCATTTATTTACTGAAGAATCAACTAATGTAAATGTAATTGAACCATTCTGGGTGAATCCAGAGGTCGGTAAAAAATACAATGAAAACCCAACTCCAGCTACATTGCCTTCAGTTGCTCCTGATGAACCAAGAATAGTATATGCAGAAATGTATCCACTTGTTAAATATGTTGGCGTAGCTCCATATCCAAATTGTATAACAATTTCATGGTCACTTCCGCCAGAAACAACAACATCTTGAAAATGAAATGTAATTCTTTTCACATAAGATGGAATAGATGTTATTACACCTTGAGTTGGAGATAAAGTAATTGCAGAAGAATTCGTTATTTGTGTAGCAGCATTTACAACCCTACTATCATTTCCAGCGCATATAGTTCCTGATGTAGTTCCAAAGTTTGCTGAAATTGTTCCAGAAGATGTTATTGTTCCACCATTTAACCCCGTTCCAGCAATTATACTTGTAAGAGTTCCATTCGTCCCATTAGAAGCTAATGTTATTCTCCCTTGGCTATCGACTGTAATGTTTGAGTTTGTATAATTTCCAGAAACAACAGATGTATTTGCAAGACTAATTGTTCCTGTTGTTCCAATCGGCCCTCCAGTTAAACCAGTTCCAGTAGCTACATTTGTTACAGTTCCAGTTCCAGTTACAACTTGCCATGATAATCCATTCCATACAAAAAATGCATTGCTAATCGTGTTAAAGTATAAAGCACCAACAGATGTTGTTACTGGATTTGTAGTTGATGCACCAAGATATCTTGTTTGAAAATCATTCCAAATTGCTTGAGATTGATAAGCATCACTTGATGCTGATTCGGCAGAAGATTCCACGGCAATAAGAACTTGAAGTGCAACATTTTTGCATTCGCAAGCCTCTGTAGCGCATTGACACGCCCTATAAACTGAATTATTTATAGATTCACGGGCCGCTCGATCTTGATAATTTGGATTATTGCAACATCCCATAGATTATAAAAAATCATACAATCAATCCGTTATGTCAAGAGGATTGTTGGTGGCCGGGTTAACTCGGTATTATTGAAACCATTCCAAGGGAAAACCCAGATATAGTTTTTATCTCACCCGCCGACCATATAAAATTAATACTGGGCCAAGGCGTTACTCTTGGTCATGGTTTCGGTAACGGCCCCATGTATTGCCGCTTGGCTGTTGATGCCATGTAAGGCGCGTAATTTATTGAGGAAGTTACGCTCACCGCATGACTCCATGCTTCCCAGTAAAGATCAATCCAGAATACCTTCAAGTTCCAAGGTATTTGCTACTTCTTCTGGAACTACGATACGGATTACTTTATCCCCGTCAAGGAAACCGAGAGTTTCTTTCACGCGAATATCGCTTTTCTTTACCCAACATTGGTTGAATTTCTGACGAAACAGAATCTTAGTTGGGTTCTCGTTTACTTCTGTTCCTTCGCAAATAATGCGTGATTCAAAGTTATTTGTATTCATAAATTAAATAATTGTTCTCTCTGGCCCATGCAGGGTTGTCGTGAATGAAGGTATGACATTTTCTACAGACTGCCATGAATGATTCCTTTTTACAAAGGTTCTTGCCCCTGCCCTTTTTATGGTGAATGTCAGTTGCATACATCCCACAAACTTCACAGGCATAGTCTTTTTCCTCAAGGTATTCTTTCCTAACTTTCCTATAAGACTCATTCCTTTGTTTGCCCCTTTGAGAAACTGGATTTAGTTTTCCTCCGCGCTTTTTGAAACCCGTTTTTGCTTTAAGTGGGGTTTTTCTTCGTAGCATAGTGCGATTACTTTCTCTACTTGTTCTTTCTTTAGGATGCTCTTGGAGTTTACTTCGATCTGGTTGATCAGTGATCCAGTTACTCCGATCTTGTCACCAAGTTCTCTTACAGTCAATCGTAGGGTTCTCCTTGTTTCGCGGAGTTGGTTAGCAAAAGTTTTTCGTCCAATAGAACGAACCATGCGGGATTGCTCGTAAGCACTCGCGCAAGCCTCATACGCTTCTTCTAATGGATGTTTCATTTCCATAAAAATAAACCAAGACTATTGACAAGTCAACATTTTTCTGTTAGTCTTATTGCTTATGGATAACACAAACAACACAAACAAAATAGATAAAAATTTGGAAGAGCTTTTGGTTACTGTCAGGAAGACAGTTTTGGTTACAAATATGTCTCTCGCTACTTCTATGGATACCCCGTTCATGGCTACCTACGAAAACCAAAAGGGTATTTGCTCGATGGCTATGAGGACAAATAATACAGCTATCTTGGCCGCGACATCAACGGGAGGTAGCATAGTCTTCAAGTGTGATCTTGTTATTACTGATGAAGGTATCGGTGAAAGCCGCACTGTCATTCAATGTGAAGATTCAGAAGGTGCAGATGAAATCTGGGAACTCATAAATGGAAAGATGTATGACTGGTCGCAGGGTGAGATTGATATTGTCGATATAGAGTAATTATCGGAACCGATAACCATTTTCGTAGCGTCACGAAAAAGGTGCTTGACATAGAATACAACCTGTAGTAGTTTTCAGTTGCACGAGAAATCGTGCCTTCGGGGTAGGAGCCGAAGTGAAGGATAAATGTATAAAAATAAATTGAACAATAAATATATGGTTGCTTGTAGTGGTTCCACCACTCCTATCTGTCAGTTCGCCAGTTTATACTACCACTGCAAGCAGCCGCCTTTTATAAAATGAGCAAGACATTTATTCACAGGTCGCAAGATTTTACTTTGCTTCCAGTGGAATTAGCAACTGACGATAACCTTTCGCTGCAAGCAATCGGATTAGCTGCGAAAATAGTATATGAACACAAAGCATTAACAATGCACAAAGATGTAGATTATTTCTTTGATAAAATTACTTTAGCAAAAGGAAAATATCTTGGAAACTCTGCATACTATGAACTTGTTGATGCTGGTTATATCAACGATTTTTTAAAGGAAGGCATTAAACTATGAGTGTGCGAATAATGTCAGAGGTCTTTGAGCGTAGTAAGACCCAAGGTAACGCAAGGTTGGTTCTTTTGTCTTTAGCTGACTCCTGCAACGACGATGCCAGTTGCTGGCCGTCTATTCGTAAGATTGCAGATAAGGCTAACATTTCAGAACCTATCACGAAGAAGTATCTGAATGCCCTAATCCAGATTGGAGTTATCACGCGAGATGAGCGCGAGGACTTTTCTGGAAGGCAGACATCGAACCTTTACACGATCATTGTTGATAGGATTGGTGATGATGAAATACCGAAATCTGTGCTTCAACAAGTCGTATCACCAAGCCGAGTCAAATCAGTTGAGGGGGTAACCAAGGTTAATGTGGGGGTGGGTAACCCCGTGCAGAGGGTAGTGGGGGTAACCAAGGTTAGTCTCCCTATAATGAACCATCATAAGGAACCGAAAATAGAACCATCAAGGGAAAGTTCGGCAGTGGCCTCACATTCCTCGGAAGTAGTAACTCAACCAAATCTATTCCCGACTAACCCAAGTGAAGCTAACGCTTCGGGTTCGGCTAACGCCAAACTGAAATCTGCCGATGGCAAAAGAACGACCCCCCATTGCGCGGCCCCCCCACGAAATAAAAAATCGTCAGCAACCCAAATCGAAAAACCTGCTGGAGTTAGCGAACAAGTCTGGGATGACTTCATCGCCCTCCGTAAAGCAAAACGCGCCCCGCTATCAGCAACGGCACTCTCGGTCATTACGAAAGAAGCAGAGAAGGCAGCAATGCACATTGAGGAGGCATTGACCGAATGCGTCACCCGTGGATGGCAGAGCTTCAAGGCTGAATGGATCAAACCTAAAACAACAACCAAACCAGAACGATTCTCCAACTTTTGATTATCGTTACCGATAAAACCTAAATAGAAAGAAAATAAAAATGTGGATACTACCAAAACAACTACACACATCGGCCTTTGTGCCGGATATGGCGGGATTGAAATTGGACTCAAACGAGTCATCCCAAATTTGCGCTCAGTCGCTCTTTGTGAGATCGAAGCCTTCGCTTGCGCGAACTTGGTCGCAAAAATGGAAGCGGGACTCTTGGAGCCAGCACCTATTTGGACGGATCTTAAAACCTTCCCTTGGGACTCATTTCGTCACCGCGTGGACATCCTCACTGGTGGCTACCCTTGCCAGCCCTTCAGCGCAGCCGGTAAACGACATGGAACTGACGACCCAAGACACCTTTGGCCTTGGATTGCAGACGGAATTCGACTTCTTCAGCCAACAATGTGCTTCTTTGAAAACGTCGAAGGACACATCTCGTTGGGACTCTCCACAGTCATCAGCGACTTGGAAGAGTTGGGTTACAAAGTGTCGTGGGGAATATTCAGCGCGAGTGAAGTCGGCGCGCCTCACCAGCGTAAGCGGGTTTTTATCCTGGCCCACCGCAACGACGCAGGACTGGAAAGATACGCCGGGAATGGCGATGCAATCTACCAACCCGGACGGATCGGTCAGGAATCGGACGGACACGCTGGCACGAGTGGTCTACCAGCATGGCCCAGCAGACCCGATCAACAGCAGCACGCATGGGAGCCGCCCAGGGTCACAAAAGGAATGGCGCACGCCCACGGCAGCCGAGGAGAAGAACCAGAACACCAGCAAGCAAATCTACCTTCAAAATCAAGTCGGGGCAACTCCGAAGCAATGGGCAACTCCGCAGGCAAGCGATCATGTGGAGGGAGCGAGGACGGCCCTGAACTCCAACCAAAAATGTTTAGGGAGGGATATGAAGCAGTGGGCAACGCCAACAATGCCAGTTGGCGGCAGGAAATGCCGGAGCGGGAAACGCAAGGGGGAGCTACTGCTGGATGGACAAGCGAAGCAATGGGCGACACCGAGATTAGGCGGAGAGGAGAAAGCGGAGACTCGACTTGCGCGAGGCAAGGACATCGGTTTGCACGGTCAAGCGGGAGCAATGACGAACTCAGCGAAACTCAACCCCCGATGGGTCGAAACCCTGATGGGCCTGCCGGTGGGATGGACGATGCCGAGCTGTATACGACCTCTGACAATCGCACCGATGAACTCCGCCTGCTCGGCAACGGAGTCGTGCCAGCAACAGCCGAGCGAGCTTTTCGAGTTTTAATGGCAGAGTTACAACAAGGATAAATATTTTTTGCAATCCTCCCGTCGCTGCGCGACAACTCCCTCCGATGCAAGACGAGCGCGACGCAGCGGAATTTGACGAGGCGAGCTACACCGTAGACTTCGTTGCGCACTGCGACGGCACGCCTACAACGGAGCCGATCACCAGCCACCGGCGAGCAGCGGAGTCGATGATGCATACCTTAAATCATTTCCTGACGTTCTTTGCAGCGCACGGCTACTGGCGCAGCAGGACGCTCTGGGGCGTGGCATTTGCTCTTGGGCATCCCATGACAGCGGGGCGTAGCATGCTCGAAGTTGCACGCGATCTA